ACCCGTTACCACACCTGTGGTAAAGGATCCTAAGAATTCTAAAAAGAATAAGAAACCTGCAGCCGACATTCTTGGTTAATGACTACCAAATTGCAGACTACTCCCCAGGTACCTCCTCATATAATGAGTAAAGCAAAAAGCTTTTATATGGCAGGGGTGTCTTCGCCCGTGATCCATAAACTGACAGGGATACCCAAGGAGCAGCTAGATCTCCTTATAATGGGGCAAGATGGTCTAGGGACAGAGAGAAGTTGTTGGAATGCAGAACGGTATGCAACAGTGGATGAAGTGGTAGTTGCTGCTTCCATTGAGAGACTAGATTTTTCTCTTCGTTGCACAGGAATCGCTTCGGCGGTCTTACACGATTCTTTATCTCAGCTTCATATGCAGATGAAGGATGGTGGGCGTTCGCTTACGGTTAAGGAAATGGAGAGCGTGGCATCCATTATTGAAAAACTTGATAAGATAGTACGCCTTGAGAAAGGAAGCCCGACGGAGATTATTTCTAAGGCAGGACTTTCAGTTGAAGAGGCAAAGAAAATTATTATGAATGATCCTTTCGCGCCTAAGATAGTTGACGCGGAGGTTATCAGCGTATCTACTCCAGAGGAGGATATCCTTGGCTGATAATACTTTATCCCAAAGGATTCAGAATACCGCGGAGATTTTGAAAGATCTGCATCTTTCCTGGGAACCACATGAGGGGCAGGTGGCAGTTGGTAAGGCACTATTCTATGATGGGAAGAAATACATATTCTGTAATTGCGGGCGGAAGTATGGAAAATCTGAAATCCTAATTTACTCGATAATGAGGTGGGCACTTACGCATCCAAATGCTGCCTGTTATTATATAGCTCCTTTTCAGAAACAGGCGAAGGAACTTATTTGGGCCAATCAGCGTTTGCAGAATTTCCTACATGAGTCCATTCGCTCAAAATACATTGAATCCATAAACAATACAGAGATGCGGATCACATTCAAGAATGGATCTTTCATTAAACTAGATGGAGCAGATAATTATGAAGCCTACCGTGGTATCAATCCTCACTTCATCGCGTACGATGAGTTCAAAGATCATCACCCTCAGTTTCATGTTGGTATGGAGCCTAACCTCGCGCCTAACGATGCTCCTTGCTTTATTATTGGTACTCCCCCTGAAACTGATGACAATCATTTCTGGAAAATCGCCGATTCTTTGTCCGATGATCCGGATGGAGCATACTTTAATCTTCCCTCAAGTTCGAATCCTCATATTAGTCGCGACTGGCTTGAAAAAACGAGGATACGACTTGAGAAGCGTGGAGAGTTGGATGTTTGGCAGAGAGAATATCTTGCAATGAGAGTTTACGGTGGTCGTAAGTCCATCTTTCCAATGTATGGGGATAAACACGTCATTGATTACCAGCGGGCACTTAATATCATTCGACGTAACCGCAGGAAGTGGAAGTTATACTGTACCGCCGATCCGGCGTCTGCTTCTACCTTTGGCGTGCTTTTTACGGCGATTAACATTTATGATCGTAGGGTAATTCATTTAGATGAAGTTTATGAGACAGAGACACGGGAAACGTCGTCTAGAAAGATATGGCCAAAAATTCTCGAGAAATTGAAAGAGATTCAGCCTGATCTTAGCGAATGGGAGTTTGGACGGGATGAGGCCGCCACCTGGTTTGGTAATGAGATCCTAGATATTACGGAAGGGGATGTCTATTTCATCCCAACTCAGAAATCGAAAATGAGTAAAGATGATGGCCTTTCTCTTATCAAAGACCAAATGCTTTACGGATATTGGAGAAGAACAGAGAGATGCGTAAAACTTGATTGGGAAATAAAAAACTATATCAAGAATGATAAGGATAAGATTGAGAAAAAGAACGACCATCTTATTGACTGTACCAGATACACAAACTTTTTCGACAATTATACACATATTGAATCTGAAGAACCGCCAGTGGATGAGGAAGAAGAATTAAAGCCTAGAGGATATACCGTTTACGAGGATGCCTATTCGGATCTTAAGAAAAGCGACTGGACAGTAAATGCTCTCGATGAAAATTATTATGATATGGAGGATGATTATGATTTCTAATGAGTGGGTTATCGGTATTTTAATTGCTTGTTGTATAGTAAGCATTATTTCCCTTATAATTGGATCAGTATCGCTTATATTCGTGTGGGCCATAAAAATGTCCACGCATAAAATTGAATGGCGTGATCCTTTTCCTGAAGAAAATGCTGAAAGCGGATTTATGTCTCTCAAAGAAATGAATGAGCGTATGAAAAAAGAACAAGAGGACATTGATAGGGATTTTGTATAATAAGGGGTAGAAAATGACGCAATACAGTTTCGACGATTTTGACCGATATGCGCGCCTAGGCGTAAAAGACCAAAAGCCGATATGGACTTTAGATTTTAGCCGGACGGAAGAAGCGGATAAGGATCTTCTTGATTGGCTTAAGGTAAATTTCGAGAATAAGAAAATGAGTGCCCAGCCTAGGATTAGGAACTGGCGAGATAATCTGGCCCTTTATAAAGGTATCCATTACAGAACGATGGAAATCCGAAATCAAGATTTCCGTAGGGACATGGGAGATAGAACGATCAGAAATCCGAAGATCGTAGTAAACCATGTTTATAATATGGTGGAGACTAAAGTAGCGAAGATGAGTCGTTTTCGACCATCCGTTGCGGTTCTTCCGATTAGTGATGAATGGGCGGATAAATGTAATACTAAAACGGTTAAGTTACTTGTGGATAACCGTTGGTATGAAGTGGATATGGATACTGTTCTTCGCGAAGCCCAACGAATTTGCTACATCTACGGAACTTGCTTTGTAAAAGTGACCTGGAATCCTGACATAGGGCCATTACATCCATACGCAAAAGAGCTTCAAGCAAAGGGCATCCCTCTTACGGCCATGTCTCAAAAAGGCGACGTAATCCAAGACAGGGATGGAAAAACCGTTGTCTTAGAACGTCCTCCAAGAGTCGGCGATGTGGAATTCAAAATTATCACTCCCGATTTCGTTTATCCTGAAGAAAAATATCGATGGGATGACGTAACAGAATTAACCGAAATCTATTTCGCTCCTGAAGAAGAAGTTAAGATGGATTACCCTGAGATCCAGGATAAGATTAAAGTATCAAAGGATTTAAAATTTGATATTGATGCAATGGAAGAGCGATCCGTTTTTACCGAAGTTCAGGTTCGTGAGACATGGGTTAAACCGCATAAATATCTTCCTAAGGGTCTTCATATTAAATGGACGGAGGATGTAATTCTCGACGTTCAAGAATTTCCTTACGAGTATGACGATCTTCCATATGAAAGATGGACAGATATCGATGTGCCTAATGAATGTATGGGAAGAAGTTTCATTCAAAATATCCGCCAACTCCAAATACATTTTAATAATCTTGCTTCGGGGATTGCAAGAAACCATGGATTAGCTTCTGCTCCGAAATGGGTTATGCCCGCGGGGGCTTGTCGTTTTGCGGATCTTGGGAATGAATCAACGGTAGTGGAGTTTAAAGGGCCTATTCCACCGCAATTAGTATCGATGAATCCAACAGGCGTGGAAGTTTTCAATTATATGAAAGAACTTCGACAAATGATTATGGAAGCCTCAGAGGTTCAAGGTATTTCTATGGGTCAGCCGCCAGCGGGTATTAAGGCAGGAGTGGCACTTCAATTTTTAGATGAACAAGAACAAGAAAGACAGAACAATGGTGTGGCCAAACGAAATGCTGTCATCAGAAATCTATTTAAATGTACCGCTGCGCTTATGAGACAGTATTACAGAGATGACGATGGCAGGATGATACGAATCCTAGGCAAAGATAATGGATACCTTATGCGTCCATTTAAACAAGCGGATCTAACAGAGGCGTATGATGTTCGGATGCAAAATGCATCTTCCTTACCCGATTCTAAGGCATCTAAGATTCAGACTATCATTGATCTTAAGATGAGTTTTCCTTCAATGATTAGAGATGAGCAAGTTGTGGAAATGCTCGATTTAGGTACATCAGAGACTTTTGTCGATAAGGCCACTATTGCTATTAAATCCGCTGAAAGTGAGAATGAATCTATGCTTAATGGTGAGCAGGTCGTAGAACCAAAACCATGGGAAGATTTAATCATCCACTATGATGTCCATATAAAAGCACTTCAAGAGAGGGCATTTAAGGAAGAGGTGCCTAGCGAATACCAAAAGGCCCTTGTGGATCATTTGACCGCTACTGAATACTTAATGGTGGAGCAGGCCAAGCGAAGTCCGATGTTCACTCAAAAATTAATCATGACGTTCCCACAATTCCCTGTCTTCTTTGTGCCAGATGAGGAATTCATGTCTATCTTGATCCCACAAATGCCTCCGGCAATGGGCGGTGGGGGAGCAGGAAAAGGCGGAGCACCAGCCCCAGGAAAAGGATTGATTCCGCCAACACAAACGGGGGCACAATCAAACCCAGGGCCGTTACCAGAACAATCACCTATCGGGGATTAACATAAGGAGAATGAATGGAAACTTTTAACACGCCTAGCGCACCGGTGTCCGATGTGGACACCACTATCCAAGTTACTTCAGGGGCACCAAGCTTCGATGACTTTGATAGAGTGGAAACAGTCACTAAAGAACTTAATGACATTGGTGAGAAAAAGGCAAAAAAAGCAGAAAAGAAAGAAAAAGTGGCGGATAAAGAAGGAAACGAGAAAATTCCTCAATCCAAAGGTAAAGAAGAAAAAGTCGAAGAGAAACCTGAGGAAGAAGTTGAATCTCCTAAGGAAGAAAAATCTGAATCGACAGAAGAAGGGGAGAAAAAATATCTAGACCATTCTGGAGAAGAACTTATTCAGGTTAAGATTAATGGGAAGATGGAGGAAGTAAAACTCTCCGATCTTAAGGCCAATTATTCTGGAAAAATTGCTTATGATAAAAAGTTTTCTGAATTTGATAAAGAAAGAAAACAATTTCAGGCTGAGAAGCAACAACTCATGGCCCCTATCCAAAAGTTTAAGCAATTAATCGCCGATGGAAAAGCGGGGGATGCCCTTCTTCATATTCTTGACACGACGGGCGAGGATGCTTATACTTTTAATAACAAGCTTATACGCGCCTTAACTCCTATCATTCAGGAACGGCTTTCAATGTCACCTGAACAGTTAGAAGCATTAGACGCTAGAAGCGAAGTGGAGCATTTAAGGAAAAAAGAACAGTCTTTAGCGGAACGTACTAGAAGCGAGCAAACCCACAAGGAACTCGTGAATAGGATCGAGAAACTAAAGGAAACTTACTCAATTTCTGAAGATGATTTCCAAAAAGCGGCTGAGAATCTTAAAAGAAGACTCGATGCGGATGGGAAATACAAGAAAGAAGAGTTTACTCCCGAACTTGTTGCAAATTTCCATTTGGCATCAAAGTATTCTGACAGAGCATTCAAGGCAATTGATTTAGTTGATAAGTCTTTGGGCGAAGACCAAAAACTTGCAAGTGAATTGATAGATTTAATGTTTACGAATCCGGAAATCAGTCAAGATGATTTAGTTGATCTGATTAGAGAGTACGCAGGAGTGAACGATAAATTGAAAGTGATTACTCAAAAATCCCAAGTTGAGAAGAGAATTCAGGCCTCTAATCAGCACGCAGGGAGAAAACAAAATAGGCCTGAATTTTTTAGTGACTTTGACGATTAAGTCAAAGTCCGCACCATAGGAGGGTGTAAATGGCTACTCAATTTTCGTTGGCCACGGCCACAAATCTTTTCAAGATTAATTACTACAAAAAATCTGAAAACGTTTACAACAGTGCAAACGTACTTCAAGGTCGTATTAAAAAGAAATACGATTTCACAGGTCGAAATAGATTCATTGCAACTCCAATGAGCTTTTCTGGTGGTGTGGGTTCTGCTGTTCTTCCACAACCTGGCGTTGCAAACTACAGTGATGCGCTTATCACTTCTAAAAAAGTGTATGCTACTTGCCAAATCGACCGCGAATCAATCAAAGCTTCTGCTGATGATGCAGGTTCTTTCGTTCGCGCTACTAAAGAAGTAGTTCAAAAGTGCGTTGAGTCTTACATGAGAAACGGTTCACGAATTCTTTTCGGGGACGGAACCGGTATCTTAGGACGTGGGGACGCTACTGGTGCAAACGTAGCTGGAGCTGGTACTTCTGGATCACCATATGTTATCCAAATCCCTCTTGCTCAGTGGAATGAAGCTAACTGGGAAGAAACAGATTTAGTTCAAGTTGTAACTGGTATTACTGATGCTCCTACAACTGGCGCAGGCGGAGCTATGGAAACAACTCTTCTTGAGATTGTTGCCGTTGATACTGCTAACAGAAAGATCTCTTTAGTTGGTACTTCTGTTCGTCTTGCCGCTCTTACAACTGCAAATCCTTTAGCAGCTACTGACGCTATCGTTATGCAGGGTTCTTACATGGCAGATCCAATGGGTCTTAAAGGTGTTGTTGATGCTACCGCTGGCAGCTTATACAATATCCCTGTAGCTCGCCGCTGGTCTTCTATTGTTAAGAACGCAGGTGGTTCAGGTCTTATCACTGATATGATGAACGAAGTTATGCTTGAAACAGAAAGAAAATCTGGTAAGGCCCCTAACATGATCGTTACTTCATATACTCAGTACCGTAAACTTCTCAACCTTCTTGAGGATCATAAGCGTTATAACTTACCTGCTCGCGAATCAAGCCTTAAAGGTGTTGTAAGCTTCAGCGGTATCGAGTTCATGTCTTCTCGCGGAGCAATCGGTGTTTTCGCTGATCGTTTCTGTGATGCAGATAGAATGTATTTCCTCAATGATGAGCAAATCGAAGTTCATCACCGTCCAGGCTTCGGCTGGTTTGACGATGATGGTACTGTATTCCTCAGAACTTCTGGAGATGCATACGAAGCTCGTTACGGCGGATATTTTGAAAACTATATCGTGCCATCTTTCCAAGGCTGCTTGAAAGGATTAGCGATCTAATTTTTCGGAGGGGCTTGCCCCTCCTTTTTTACATAAGGGTAGCGATACCCTTTCTTATCACTAAGATCCCAAACAAGGAGGGGAGGATATGACGAGTCCAAAAGGATTTCCTTCATCAAAAAAATCAATGTCCGGAATTCCCGGATATCCAAGTGAACAAACAACATCCATTGCGCAATTTAATACTCTTCAGGATACAGGTTCCGACAGGGTGGCATTAGATGTTACTCAGCGAGTGGCATTCAAATATCAAGATGATAATACCGTAGCTGCGGGATCAACAAAAAGATTAATTAAGACCACGCTCGCTAATACGGCCAGAAAAGGGGATATACTTAAATTTGTGTCCGGTGCTTTGAAAGGTGTGGACTGTAATATCCTAAGCGTTCCTGATGCGAATACGGTTATCCTAGCAGGGGAACTTGATTCAATACCAGTGGCAGGTGTAGATATCGATTTTTTCCGTTATACCTTTTGGACAACGGACGAGAACGGTAATCTAAATGTAGTTTCCGTCCCAGGGCCAACAAGATTTATAAAAGATGCAATCGAGTCCGTTGTTACTGAAGACACCGTTGATCCTACAAATAACAATCCATTTCCAAACGGCCTTATGATTATGAAGGACGATGGTAAATGGTATCCAGTAAAATTAGACCAAACTAATCCATACTCCCATACGCCAATTCCTGTTTGCTTAACTGATGTACTCGGATCATCAGTGGTCAATGTTACGGCCAGTGATCTGAACGTAAGCATTAAACATAACGGGGCAGATCCTAGTTCTGTACGATTAGGGGATGGAACAAATGTCGCAGGCGTTACAGCGAACAATGAGCTAAAAGTAAAAGATTTTAATCAAATGCTCGAACCTGTAGCGAGTGATATTTTCGCTGGAACAATTGATAACGTAACCGGAACTGTGATTAATACTCCCGCCGCTGGAAAATATAAAATTCGATTAGCGCAAAATTCTGGAGCGGATCTTTATCTCTATAATGGAACTAAATTTTTTGCATTGGAAAAAGGTGGGAAAGCAGAATTCTTTTTTACCTTCGATGGTGTTAATCCATTTGTGGTAAAGACTATTTCTGGATCGGCTACGATTAATTTAGCTTGGACACTTTTTCAATAAGGGGCGAATATGAAACAATTAGTATTTTTGCTTTCCCTCATAATCCATACGGCGAATGCCCAATGGTATTATGGATCAGGGGAGGCCACGAATCTTGAAAATAATATCGGATTCGATAAACACACGCAAAAAATTATTTCTGGTTCCGCAGTAGACCCATCCTCCACTTCAACAAACGGGGGAGCTGGATCTCTTCTTTTAAAAACAGATGGAAATCTTTTTGTAAAAAAAGATTCTGGATCTACTACCAACTGGAAGAAATTTTTTGATAGCTCATATGGTTTTAATGCAGGGGCAATTTCCGTCCCTAGTATTACTGATAACGGCGGTGGCTCTGTTACCGTTAGTGCGATCGATGTTTCCCTATATAATAATCCAACGCAACTCGGTTTTCCAACTAAGTACAGTCTCCCATCTTTAACAGTGACTC